AACACAAATCAACGCGCTCACACAAGATGCGATTGAGCAAGGCAGGCTGCAACCACCTGAAGCGCTAACTGAGGAATACGGGGAGCTTGGCCTGACGTTTGATCGTCCAATGACGAATGAACAGGCTCGCATTCTTGCAGACAACAAACGTGCGGAAATTATCAGAAATGCTCTGATTGAGAAAAGCCCGCAAGGACTTGGCGCGGGTCTTCTGAAGTTCGGCGCGGGACTTGCGGCTATGGCAACAGACCCTCTTGAGGTCGCAACCACATTCATTCCTGTTGCCGGTCCAGCATTGAAGGCGCGGGCTGTATCCCGATTGGGTCAGGTAGGTGGCAGGGTTGCTATCGGTGCAACAGAAGGCGCTGTAGGGCAAGCGCTTGTGGAGCCTATCTACTACGGGCTATCCAAGCAGCAGCAGCTTGATTACACAATGGCCGATGCCCTTACCAATGTTGGATTTGGCCTGTTGTTCGGTGGCGGCGTTGGCGCGGTGGCTGGAGTTCTCGGTCGCAGGGCGCAAAGAGCGCGACTTGACCCAAAGCTAGAAAAAGACGCCGCTGAAATTTCATTCAGGCAATTCGCCACAGATCAGTCTGTTGATGTAACAAGATTTTTTGATGGTCGCGATGTGCGCAGTCAAGCGCCTATATTCCGGTCCTCTGGAGTCGAATTCCAGGAGCCAGTTCAAGATAGGGTGGGATACATCTCTAGACCGTCATATCTCGCAGGAGATGATAGTGGAACCCCACTAGCGTTTGACTCACAGCAAAAAGCTAATGATTTTGCGAATAAAAACGGCGGAACTGTTGTTCATATTCGTGATGGATTTGCAGTAAGGATTACATCTGATGGCGACTTCATTAGGACGCCGTCAGGAAAGCCAGTTGAGTTCTCGGAGCTTGGCAGGGCGGATGATTTTGTAAATTCTTCAAGGCTAACAGGCGTAGAGAGTGAAGGAATTGATCTAAGCGCCGCAATTTTAGATAGCTTAGAGCAGGCTCAAAAAGACGATTCACGTTTTGTGAAGCCGCTTGTTGAATTTATTAGGAGGAGCCCTGAAGTTGACGGGGCGACATTGCAGGTCCACCCAGAAGGTAGGGCGGCAGATGAGCTGCGATCTAAAGGAATTACCCCAAGGTCAGCGCCGGGCCTCTTTTCTAGGCGTGGAAGAAAAGACTTTGACAACCTTGTCGCCAACGAGTTTGAAAAAGAGTTTCCGGGAATCATAGAAGCCACAGGTACGTCTAGGTCAGAATTCTATTTAGATCCAGATGGCTTCATCGACCTGATTAAGAGGGATGTTGAGGGCGATAGTAATTGGTTAAATAGTCGAGAAAAAGTAAGTGCGATCATAAGAGACGCAGAAAACCTTTTGTATAACGTGGACTTGGAGCCCAAAAGTGGTTATCTGGCAGACTTCAAACGCAAAGATAGGCTGTTTATAGACCCTGATGAATACGAGTTTGTTCACGGAAACCTTTCTAATATTGAAATTGAAAAAGATCTAAGGGGATACATTGAGAGAAATCAAATCGAATTCTTGTCTGATGAGGACTTTAAAATTGCTCTCGAAGAACTTCAAGAAAAAGGCGGTGACGTCGAGGCAATTGTTGATAGTTTCGCGCCAGCAAGGGACGATTTCGTTAAAGAAAAAACATCTGCCCCTACTGGTTCTAAAGTAGTTAAGATTGGTGAAAATAGATATCTTATCGCGCACAACATGTCAGATGCTGATATTCGCTCGATTGAGAGGAATCCTGATCTGGTTGAAATACCACGTGGCATTGACACCAGGAAAGAATCGATACTATCAAGCCCAAGTGATCCTATTAGCGAGGCTCTAACTGGTCCTGCGGCGCAAAAGCAAGTTGCATCAGAGTTGGCTGCAAGATCTGCTGACGTTGCCTCAGACCCATACGCGGACGTTGGCGCGGCACAAAGGGCGGCTGAAATAAGTAGGGGCAATGCGGATCTTCAGGCTAGCGCGCGCGAGGATATCGACTATCTTCAAAGGATCGTTGACCAGATTGAGAATGACATTACGGTTGGTAAAAATAAAATTGCAGCAACATACACTACAGCAAAAGGGTCTAAATATAAATTGTTTGGAGACGGAACCACTCAGAGAGACAAGGCTGCAAGGCAAGATGCCGGTCATGAGGGTGATTTTGGTGAGAAAAAAAGAAGCTCAAAGACAGTTTATGTTGAGGAAAATGCGGCGGTCTTGAGCGCCGCAGGCTTACAGGGTCTTGGGGCAAAAGGGGCAAGGGTTATTATCAAGAATGGGAAAGCTAGTCTCCTGACATTTAATGACGTATCTGGTAAATGGGGAAGGTCTCCATCCGGAACAGATGTTCCTGTTTTCGATGAGCCAAGAGAAGGCTTGTACCCCCTTGAACTTTGGAAGCCAGCTACTGATATTCCGCAAGGATATGAGGGATATAGAGGTATGCACGCTGGAAATAAGATTACAGAAATAACTTTTTCAAAAGATGTTTCCAGCGGTATTTCTGAAGAGTCAAGGGTATTACTGGACGAGCTGAACCAGATTGACGAAAAGGCGCGGGCTTACCGTGAAGTTGCAGAGGCTGCGGCAGTCTGCCTAACTAGGAGCTAAACATGGCTGATTGTTTGAATATTGCTGACCAAGTTAACAATGGTCGGCTAGATGATGATGAGATTGAGGATATCTTTGCAGACCTCAACAACAGGAAGCAACGTGCCCAATCCAGTGATAATCTGGAAAGCGTTGAGTCCGCCCTGTTGCGAGAGGGGGAGATCATTGCCAGCCAAGCTGAAGAGGCCGCGCTGATTGAACGCCGCAATCGGCTGAAAAACATCGTCATTGAAAATAAGCTTCTGGACCTGATGAATCGCGCAGACCAGATGACGGACAATCCTGCTCTTGGCTTGGAAGCTGCTATCAGTGGCGTCAATGCTCCGTTTGAGGGGGCGCAGAGGTCAGTTGATGCAATCACCAATGGCTTGATGAACTCTTATGCTGGTGGTCTTATTCATGACCTGAAGAAAGCCAATCTGCACACGCAATACAACAAAATGAGTGGCGACTTCGAGCGGGAGGTTGCTAACGCTTTGGGTGATCTAAATAGGCGAGAACCGCGCGGCGTTAACGTCAGCCGGGAGGCTATGGAAATTGCCAAGATCATGCAGAAGTATCAGGTCACATCTGTGCGGCGGCTCAACCGAGAAGGCGGGCATATTCGTGAAAAGTCCGGCAGGGTTGTTCGTCAAAGCCACGATCCTGCAAAAATGGCTGTTGCGGGGGAGAAAGAATGGAAAGATGCAGTCCGTCAAAAGCTTGATTATGAAGCGATGGGTGTTCGCCCTGAGCAAATTGAGAAATTCCTGTCAGAGACTTACATCTCTCTAAAGACTGGCATTCGCCTAGACAAAGACGTGTCTGATATTGAGCGCGCGTTTAAGGGTCCGGGCAACCTAGCCAAGAAAGATGCAGCGGCGCGGGTTCTGGAGTTTAAGACCGTTGACGACTGGTTTGACTATGACCGCCAGTTTGGGACCGGCTCTCTGCGTGAGGCGTTCCATCAAGACTTGAACCGAAACGCTAGGTCTACTGCGATTATTTCAAACTTCGGCACTAACCCGCAGGCAATGCTTGAAAGGGTTGTCAAAATTGCGCGTGAGAAATACCGTGGCAATGAAGCAAAGCTGGAAAAGTTCGAGCTTGAGGCTGGCAAGGGCGTTCCCCGATACATTCAAAACCGAATGGACGAAGTGACAGGGGATATCAATCTTGGCGCTGGCACGACGGTCGCTCGCGTTTCTTCTGCAATTCGCGCTATCCAGACGATGGCAAAACTTGGTGGCGCTGTAATCTCCGCCACATCAGATATTGCATTCACGGCGACTAACCGAATTTATCAGGGTCGCAGTCTCGGTGATGCTTGGCAGGATGCGTTTACAGCATCTATTGAGGGCCTTCAAGGGGGAGAAAAGCGCGAGTTTGCAGATCTTCTTGGAGCAGGTCTTGAGGGGCAGCTTGGCGATTTTATGAGTCGCGCCAATGCGTCTGATGATCTTCCAGGAGCCACCTCGAAGGCGATGGCGTTTTTCTTCAAGATGAACCTTCTGGGGCCTTGGTCCGACGCAAACAAACGCGGCGTTACGTTTATGATTAGCCGTGACTTCGCGATGAACGCAGGCAGGACGGTTAATGAATTGCCAGAGGACATGCAGCGCCTCCTGCGAATCTACGGCATTGATGAGGCGCAGTGGAACGTAATTCGCCAATCTACACGAGAGGCTGAGGACGGTCGTTCCTACATTATGCCCGGTGATATCCGGCAGCTAGAAGGGTCTGGGGTAAATCAACGTGTTCTAGATGCTGCATCTGACAACTTCTTTACGCTTATGTCGGCTGAGGCAGACTTTGCGGTTCCATCTGCGGGCGCGCGGGAAAGGGCAATCCTGCGTCAGGGCTACAGGCCCGGCACTGTGGCTGGAGAAGCAATCAGGTTTGCGACGCAATTCAAAAGCTTTGGCATCACTGGCCTTACAAAAGTTGTCGGACGTCAGGTTTACGGAACAGGGTCGCGGACGTTTCGTGAACAACTTGGCAAGGGAATCGGAGCCAATGCTGGCCTAGCCAATGCTATTGTAGGCACAACCGTTCTCGGCTATTTCGTCATGCAAACGAAAGAGATCCTAAAGGGGCGAGAGACGCGCGAGATGAGCGCAGAGACATTCGTGGCTGCTCTGTTGCAGGGTGGCGGACTTGGGATCTACGGTGACTTCTTGTTCGGTGAGGCTAACCGTTTCGGTGGCGGCACACTGGACACTCTGGCTGGCCCAACAATCGGCACAGCAACAGAGGCCATTGACCTTTTGCAGCGCGCGCGAGGAATTGTGACCGGGGCAGAGGACGACATTAGCGGTGATCTTCTACGGCTTGTCAAAAGCAACACGCCATTTGCCAACCTGTTCTATGCCAAGTCAGCGATGGATTATCTTGTCTGGTTCCAACTTCAAGAGACAATTAATCCAGGCTACCTGCGCCGCGCAGAAAAACGGGTTCGCCGTGAAAATAATCAGGAGTACTGGCTCCCACCATCTAGCATTGTTGCGACCGGCGGCGGGTTTAGGTGATAGCATTCAATTGCTAAACATGTTAAGCTTTTCCGCAAACAGGATGCGGATACAGGCTGATGACGACTGAGACATTTGATAACAGGATTCACAACGCGCTCTTTTTCGAGGGTAGTGATGTAACTAATGGCCGGAATTTCTCTGAAAAGTGGTCTGACCTTATCCTGTCAGCGCTAAAGGACGTGGGTGTCTTTGATAATATCGAGATCCAAGACACCCCGCCAACAGACACAAGCAGGCTTTGGCTCGACACTAGGCCGCATCCTGATGATCCGTCTGTCTTGCGCATCTTTGAAGGCTCCACTCAGCAATGGAATCCTATTACCTTCACAGACCTGTTCTCTGGCGGTGGCAGTGGCGATATTACCGTTAGAAACAACGGCGTTACGCTTAGCACAGAAGTTCGCTCCCTTAACCTTGGCACCGCACTTACCGGGGTTCTGTCTGGAAACGAAGTCACTATTAACGGGCAGACAGGCGGTAGCGGGGGGAACTTCTTCTACGCCACGCGCGCAGAGCTTGTCACAGGACTTCCGGGGCTGACCCTATCGGTTGGTGATCTTATCATCGCCGGAGAAAGTTTGTACGTCTATGATGGGGTTTCTACACACCTTCCATCGCTAAATGGGCTTGACTGCATTAACACTTGCACACCTTTGCATTTCGGCGCAGTTGGTGATGGGGTAACAGATGACACGGCGGCAATTGTCGCGTGGAAAAACTACCTGAACTCGCAAGTTAGCTCTAACGCTGGATTTACAGGCCCTGTCTGGGAACTGGATCTAGCGGGCAAGAGATACGGGATTAGCTCCACTGTTACCTTCGATGTGGCCCGTTCGGCTGTCATGAAGAATGGCACATTTATCGCGATTGGCTCATCCTGGAGCGGGGCTTCTGACTTTGTGATCGACTGGCAGTCGGCATATGGTCGGATTCAAAACGTAAAGGTTCACTGTGAGCGACTTTGCTCAGGTATTCAGGTTGATGCAGGCCGCGTCAAAGTATTTCAGACCGAGGTCTATGAATACATTGGCCACGGGATTCTGGTTGACACGACATCCGGTCCTGAAGTCTGGATTAACCAATGTATCATCGGTGAGCTTGATGTATCCTTCAACCCGACGCTGTTTGCAGACAATGCCAACTACGTAGGCACGGGCGTTGAGATCCGCAGGTCAGACTGTAAGGTAAGTGAAACAACTATTCGCTGGACGCGCTGCTGCTACAGGGCAACCGCTGGCATTCAGGATATTTACGACTGTCACTTCTATAACGGCGGTGTCGGAGTTGTTCAGAGGAATAACAACCAAATCATTGACTGGCAGGGTAGTGAGACGAATGAGCTGACCATCAGTGGCTTGTATCATGATAACGGGTTTTCGACATTTGCCACAGACCGGGTAAACATCAACAATATCTCGCTCATTCAAGATGCGGCGGATATGGTTCCTGCAACCGCGCTGACGTTCAATGCATATGCTGTAGGCGTAACGGCACGGCCAAACATTCGCGGTGTTGAGGTTCGACAGTGGGCTACCGGGGCAAGCCTTGTTGAATTTGCAAACTCTGGATCAAACACATGGGCACCCACCTACGATGTAATTGAAGCGTACCTGAACTCCTTTATTGATGGCAATCGGCAAAACTTCTCTCTTGATGTTTCCCCCAAGCCAGCGGCTGTATCTCTGGAAGCCCACGATAATAGAGAGTTTAGGTTTGCATCCAATGGCTCACTGACGCGCCTTGGCATGATGGATAGGACGACAACCCAAGCCTCCATGCCGTATGTTGGGGTTGCGGGTGATCGCCTACGCTTGGGCGCTCCTAATGATGTGGTTCAGCTAGACGCTGATGCAGCTCAGTTCGAAGCGCAAACGTCAGAGCCTTCCCGCACTGGCAATTATCTTGTTGCTATGTCTGACGGGACATCCTCTACAAATGGATTTGGTGGATCTGGCAGCGGCCTGTATTGGCGCGGGACCGGCTCCACTTGGTCTCCTGTTGCTGGAGCTGGCGGGTCTGGTGGAATTACTGTCAGAAACAACGGGACGCTTCTTGGGTCCGGGGTGACGTCTCTGAACCTTGGCACAGCGCTCACTGGCACCTTGTCGGGCACTGAGGTGACAATTAATGGCCAAGCTGGCAGCGGCAGTACCAACATTTACACCTATCCGGGCCGGGTTGCTTTCATCAACGACCTCAGCAACCTAAGCCCCACAGACGGTCAACTCGCCTCAGATAGGAGGGTGCTGTATCGGTATCAAACTGGCGCGACAACTATCTCTGACGCGCCGGGGTGGATTCCGCATGACATTGTAACCCCTAACCACTTTGCCGCTAATGTCGTTGGTGGAAGCACTGACATGACAGCCGCCCTTAATGCCGCGTTCACTTACGCAAACTCCATTGACCAGCCAGTAACTCTGCTCAGTGAGACCTATGAGACAACGGGGATTACTGTCACTAATCCAGTCTCCATTCAAGGTAGGCCGGGGGCGGAGCTTTTCCTGCGCAATGCGTCGAATGCAAACATCATCCGCTACAACGGCGTAACATCTGGCCGATTCTTTGTCCGTGGCATTAACTTCAACGGAAACAAGGCAAACCAGACAACTTCCGATGCAAGCACAGTCGGCCTTTACTTCCTCAACAGTAACGGCTTTGAGGCAGAGGGGAACTACGTTCACGATTGCGCATTTGATGGCATTCGGGTTCAAGGATCTGCTGGAACTAGCGGTGTTGATTGGTCCATTGACAATAACATCGTAAATGAAAACGGTGTTGATGCTGACAATCGTCGCGCTCCAGGCATTCGACCATTTAACGCACGGCGCGGAAGGATCACAAACAACACCTGCAATCAGAACACAACAGACGGGATTGATGTTGACGCATTCTCGTTTGACATCACTGTGTCTGACAATACGACAGATCAGAACCGACGCAACAACATCTTTATCGAAGAAGCTGCGAAACGAATCCTTTGCTCTGACAACTTGTCTCTGAGGGCTGGTGACGAAAACATTTGGTCCGGTCTGCAACCTTCGGATTCCTCTGGCATTGGTATTAATGTCAACCAGCAGGATGTGACTGGCGAAGCAAACGCTATCGAGGACATTGTAATCACCGGCAACGTTGTGCGCAGCTCTAGGCAGTCTGGCATCCGGGTTGCCGCTAACCAGCCAAACACATACGTTCAGAGGGTTATAATTGGCAACAATACAGTCGCTGACAATGATGTTCTCCAATCCGCCACAGCAGGCATTAACATCCGGGCCAATGCGACCGGCTTCACTAGAGATATTGTAGTCACTGGGAACGTATCAACAGGCCACAGCCGATATGGTCTGTCTGTAGGTAACTCCGCCGTGTCAAACGTCTGGCTGGGTCCAAATAACCTGTCAGGCAATACTCTTGGCGAGATGGAAGTCTTGGGCAGCACGTCTGTGACCACCTCGCCTACCGGGACTGTAAGCAGCAGCTATACCGGGACTCTGGCGGGGGCTGTTACTGGTGGCGGTTCTATCCCGACAGATCCAACTTTTAATAGCCTGACAGTAGGGGCTAGCGGGACGCAGGCAACTATTTCGTCTTCTGGATTCTTGACGCTTCCGGGGGGCTTTACTGCCAACGGGTTCATGACCATCAACGGTGCTGGCCAGATGAGCGGCACCCTCAATATGCAGACCAACAACATCATCAGCATTCGTCTTTCTGGATTTATCCCGCAGGCGACTGTTCCAACTGGTCCCGGTTCTGCGCTAGTTGTTTCTGATGGGACAGCTACAACCGAAACACTTGGTAATGCAGGTCCGGGTCTTTACTATCGTCGTGGCTCTGGCCAGGGCTTTGATGCCGTAATGGGGCCGCAGGCAAGACTTAATGTCATGACTGGGACTACGCCTAGTCTGGACTTTAAAGACGCGGAAGTTTTCAGCCTTAACACAACCGGAAACACAACAATCTCCTTTGTGAACCCGCCAACAGGTCACGCATACGGGTTCGCTGTAAGGATTCAAGCTGGTGGCACTCACACTATCACGTGGCCTGCGAGTGTTGACTGGCCTGGAGGTACTGCGCCATCGGCACCAGCAAGCGGGGAGACTGCGGCGTATGTGTTCTTTACCACAAATGGCGGATCGCCTTGGTATGGATTTGAAGCGGGAAGTGACTTGTCATGAAGATTTGGGAATTACTAATGATGGCGGCGGCTAATGCGGGGGGTGCGCCCGGACCTTCAGTCGCAGACCTGTTTTCTACAGATATCTTCACCACCAACAGTCAACCCCGCACTGTAAACAACGGCATAGACTTGGCGGGAGAGGGCGGCATGGTGTGGTTTAAGAGCCGGTCAAACTCCTCGAACCACCATGTGTTTGATACGGAGCGGGGGTCTGCTAGGTATTTGTCTACAGACGCCCCATCCGGCGAATCTACAAATAGTCAAAGTCTCACGTCTTTCAACTCGAATGGGTTCTCTTTGGGCATTGCTAATATCGTTGACAACGTAGGGAGTGCAGTTACGTGGACCTTTCGCAAGGCTCCTCAGTTCTTTGATGTCGTAACTTATACAGGAAACGGAACTGCGGGTAGGACAGTTACACATAACTTGGGTTCTGTTCCGGGCATGATCTGGATTAAGCGTCTAGATTTCCGGAACTGGAGCGTATACCACCGGGCTGTCGACGCCACCGCCCCAGAGGATTTCAGACTTCTTCTCAATGAAGCCAACGCCAGGATTGATACCGCGACGGCTTTTAACGACACTGCCCCTACATCAACCAACTTTACCCTAGGCACTGACGCTGACGTCAATACATCCGGACAAAACTATGTAGCATACGTTTTTGCACATGAGCCTGCCGGAAACATTCAGTGCGGAAGTTATACAGGCAACGGGTCCAGCAATGGACCCATAATTAACCTAGGGTGGCAACCGCAGTTTCTGTTGATTAAACGAGCTACGGGGGCTAACGCCGACTGGTTTATCTTTGATACCACTAGGGGCATAACTTCTGGCAGCGATGCAGTGCTAGAGGCTAATGACGTGACAAGCGAAGCGTCTCGAACTTGGGCTGACCTAACATCTACTGGCTTTGAAATAACCTCCAGCTCCGGTGTTATAAACAGCGTCAACGATAATTACATCTACATGGCAATTCGGGCGGAGTAAAACACAATGACATACCAGAACGGCGACAAATATCCATACACAGACCGTGACCTGCGCACGGACAATCCAACGGTTAGCTTTCCAAAGTTGCTGACTGATGAACTGCGCGCTGAATACGGGATGACACCTGTTGCGGTGCCAGACCAGCCAGAGGCAAAACCCGGCAAACGCTACAGGCTTTCAGACACGCCGGTTGATGGCGCTCTAGAGTGGATTGAATACGACATCCCGCTAGAGGAGCGCACGGACGAAGCGCAGAGGGAATGTAAGCGCCGTATTCTCGCAGTCGCAAGCACCACGAAACAGCTCAACATGGCTGCTGCGGTTGCCGCTGGGCTGCTGGATGACACAGGTAAGGGGTTGTACACTCAGGGTCTTCTCTGGATCGCCTCCATGCGTCAGACGTGGCACAATCTGGCTGAGCAGGGCGCAGACGTTTATGACGATGCAAACTGGCCTGAATGCCCAGAAGCTGTAATTGAGTTTGCCAACAACTTCTAACAAAAGGTCAAAGGTAATATGCCGAGACAAAATGCTCCAGTATACAGCCTTAACGGCGGCGAGGTCGGACCGTCAGCCCTAGCCAGATTTGATCTGCAAAGGCTTCAATTCGCAGCGGAGCGGATGGAAAACTTGTTCCCGGAAGTTATTGGGCAAATGAGTTTTAGGCCGGGGCTTGAAAGGCTGGACGACTCTCTTGCCAATACCGTTATGATTCCATTTGTTGTGGATAGTGACACGCGGTATATGCTCGCGCTCAGCGATGGACAACTGCGCGTTATGCAGAACGGGCGGCTTGTCCGCAGGGAGTCTGTTGCGACACAGGTTCAGAATGGGGATTTCAACTCATTTACTGGCTGGTCGAATCAAAGCACTGGCACGGCAACTGCGGGAGTTGACGCTGGGAATCTTGTCCTTGAGGGCGCACCTGCAAGCGAGGCTGTAGCACGGCAGCAGGTCTCCGTTTCGGTAGGAGATCAACAGACAGAGCATGGGCTTGATATTGTCGTAAACCGTGGCCTCGTAACTCTGAACGTAGGCACTACAGCGGGCGGGACCGATCTTATCAGCAGTCAGGTTTTGAGACCCGGACAGCACAGCATTGCATTTGTACCAGGGGCCTCCAGCTTTTGGATTGACCTACTAACACCTGAAAACAGGACTGTTGTTCTATCGTCCTGCGAAGTTTCGCCAGCAGGTGTTCTCTCTATCTCTCAGCCGTGGACCTCTGAAAATCTCAGGGGGATTAGCCACGACCAAAGCAGGGATATTCTCTTCCTTGGGATTGACGGGCTTCAGCAGCGGCAGATTGAACGGAGGGGCGATACCTCCTGGTCTGTTGTTAGGTATCAGGTTGATGACGGTCCATTCCGGGTGGAAGATCCAACAACAACCACAATCCAGCCTTCAGTTACGGATGGCAACGGCACACTGACTGCATCAAGGCCACTGTTTGACAACTCTGACATTGGGTCTTTGCTTCGCCTTATTCACAATGAGCAAAATGTCTCATCCACATTTTCAGGTGCGAATCAAACTACTGAAAACATTAGGGTTACTGGTGTAGGGTCAACGTCCAGAACTTTCACCGTTGTCGTAAACACGTCGCAAGACTGGAACGGAACCATTGATTTGGAAAGTTCCATCGCTGAGCCGGGGAGCTGGACCACGCAGCGCACATTCACTGGCACGGAAACTGCGAGCATTACCAACAACCTAGACAACCAGATTGTTTTCTTCAGGCTTAACGTGTCTGCCTACACGGCGGGGACAGCAACAGTTGAGTTGCGATATGCTGGCGGGTCTACAACTGGGGTTTGCCGCATTCTTCGCGTTTTGTCTCCAACCTCTGCCACTATGGAGGTTTTGCAGTTCTTCGGCAGCACAAACCCAACTACTCAGTGGGATAGGGGGGAGTGGTCTGCTCGTTTTGGATGGCCTAACACTGTTGCATTTCATGATGGGAGGATCTGGTGGGGTCGCGGTGATACTGTTTTTGGCTCTATCAGTGATAGGTTCTTTAGCTTTGATGACACGCAGGTCGGGGATTCCGGGCCAGTGGTTAGGACTGTCAACGCTGAGACTGCGCGCGGTATCGTCTGGCTTCAATCCCTACAGCGCCTTGTTGTCGGAACGGACATTTCGGAAATCTCTATCCGAGCCAGTTCGTTTGATGAGCCTCTGACCGCTAACGCATTCGTGCCTCGTAAAGCATCTACTCGCGGCTGCGCCAATATCGCACCTGTTGAGATCGACAAGAACGCGGTATTTGTCCAGCGTTCCGGCTCCCGTGTCTTTGAACTAGCCCTAGAAAGCGGCGTGGTTGACTATGCGTCTAGAGATCTGACAGAGCTACACACCCGCGTTTGCGAGCCAGGGATTAGGTCTATCGCGGTTCAGCGACAGCCCGATACCCGTATCTGGTTTGTCCTCAATGATGGCACCGCACGGGTTCTGACATATGAGCCGACAGAGAATGTCGTAGCGTGGTCTCGCGTGACTACCAACGGGGTTATTGAGGACGTGGAAGTCCTGCCATCCACTATTGAGGATGAAGTCTACCTGTCCGTTGCTCGCACGTTCAACAATGACACAGTGTATGAGTTCCAGCGCCTAGCCAGAAGCACAAACGCAAACGGCGGCACACTGAACCGGATGGCTGACAGCTTTGTGCACATCAGCAACGACACTCCTAGCGCCACGATTGACGGGCTGGACCACCTTGAAGGCCAACAGGTCATTGTCTGGGCTGACGGACAGGCTATCCACGATCAAAGCAATATGGCAACTGTATCAGGCGGGGCAATCCCCAACACCACGCCATATAGCGAGGTCACAGTTGGACTACCTTATACCGGCAACTGGAAGTCCACCAAACTGGCATACGGGGCAGCGCTTGGCACTCCGCTGAACCAGTATAAGAAGGTTGATCACCTTGGCCTGTTTATGGTGGATACGGCACCTGATGGGGTTCGCATTGGCAGGGACGCTAACAATCTAACCGGCCTGAATAGGTTCGGCGCTGACGGGCAGATCATTCCTGATGGCGCGGTTTTGTCAGAGTACGATGTTGATATGCAGCAATTCAACGGAGACTGGCGCACAGACTCTCGCGTCTGCATTCAGGCGCAGGCACCTTACCCGGTTCACGTCGCCGCTATGGTGGTCGGGATGAAGACAAACGACAGGGGCTAACCTGCCATCCAGCTTGCACTATTGCCCCATTCCGTGATGCATGTTATATTCGCGGGAGGGGCGTCCTTTTCTTTAATTACGCGCGTTTGTAATTGGAAAGGGACAAGTAATGACCTCCGTTGTAGGGCGCGCCACGCGCTATCAATTCCAAAGAACCGATGGCAATACAGCTATCACAACCGATGGCGGCGTTCTAATTCCAGTCGCTGACGGTACGTTCTTCACTGAAGAAATGTCTATGAACTACAACATAGGCAATGTTTTCATTCAGTTTTTCTCTGGCACGGCAGACAATCCAGTACCAGCCACACCCACTGCTGGCACGGTTACTGTTGAGGCTGGGCCATATGAAAATCTTTGGCTGATGCCATCTGAGACAAATTCTCACATCATCCAAGCCAATACAATCATCTCCGCAACGACTGGCTCCCCTAACGCAGTGGCAACCTACACCCCACCCTCGTTCAATAGCCAAGCCAAGTATAGTCGCATCATCCTGAACGGCGTTACAGGCGTCACGTTCATGGTTGCGGATCACTGGAGGTCTATCAGCTAATGCCATATCCTGGATTGATTGGCGGTGGCGGAGGCGGCTTTACACTAGGCCCTGCGCAGAACCGTTTTGAGGGAGCAGATCGCGCGGCGGCAGAAAGTGCGCGTGATTCTTATTTTTCTGCAAATCCCTCTAACCTGACATTCTACAATAACGACACCAGCCTCAACATCATCCTGCAATACACAGATGGCGGGAATGCTGTGGCACAGTATCAAGTGCGAAACTCAGCGGGCACATCTTGGCTGGATAATAGCTCTGCGCTTGGCGTTGCAGGCCGTGACGGGATGGCAAATATTCCCGGAGTTCCTGACGGGACTATTCCAATGGTTCAGGGGGGCGCTCTTGTTGCGTCCTCTATGCGTGAGGTTTCTGACCTTATCGAAAGCGCCAAGTCTCTTGGTATTCCTGACAACTCCCTGAACTTCCTTAACCTGAGGATTTCTGCGTCTCAGGGGCGGTTTATCGCCTATGACATGTTCAATCAGGTCTATGCCCTTATTGGCAGTAGGCCACTTACAGCAGCAGGCACTGGCACATTCTCGATTGAACTTGCGACAGCGCGTCAAGGCCCGATTGTTTTCCAAAGCCGAACTGACACCACGCATACGACCACAGAGCTTGCCTTTAACTTCACCAACATCACTAAGGCAATCATTGATAATTGGGTGACGCGCGGGACAAACGGGAAATTCTACATCCAGATTCACGGCGGCACAGACGCTAACGCACGAGTGATCTATCGAAGCCACACGCCAGCACAGATTGCAGACGGTGATGTATTTGACTTGACTGGTGACCCCGGAACGTCTGACTTTGTTCTAGATACATCTCTGGAGCCAGCGTTTCAGGATACAGGGCAGGAGCTTTATGTTCGCCTCCTGTCACCAGACGCAACGCCGTTCACAATCCTTGGCTCGGTCACAACGCAAACAGATGTAGACGCAGACCCACTTGGCTTCACTATTGTGGGTCAGAATGTTCCGTACTTTGGGACGCGGTTCTGGACTGTTGTTGATGAGCGTATTCTGACAGAGGCTGACCTGCCAACCGATGAGGAAACCCAAGATCTTGTCGCGGCTATGCTCACTGGAGGCACACACAACGGCCTGACTGTTCAGTACGACGACACCAACGGGGTTATCAATCTGAACGTGACTGGCGTTACACCCCCGTCACTCCAGATCCGGGCGTAAGCGGGCTGAGTTCCACAGTTCCATCCCGCGTCGAGACAGGCACAAACCTGAATGAGAATGCGCAGTTCACATTTACCACTCAGGCGACAGACCAGATTACAGCGCTGAACCTTGTCGTGACAGGTGGTGATGACAAGATAATCACTGTGCCATCATCTGACGGGACGCATACAGTCCAGATCGCTCTGACGGGCATTGATACAAGCTCTGACGGTCAGGTGACGTTCCAGATTCGCGGCACAACATCTGGCGGGCAAACGATCATGTCTAACACCCTAACAACCCAGATCAGGACTACGCAGCCCGACGAGCTGGCATACTACGCCATCCGGGCGACAAATGACTTTGCGACAGTGGACCTAGCCAACCTGACAAGCGTTGATGTCCAACAGCCGGGGTCAAGCTATGAGATTTCTGTCAACTTTCCAGCCACTGAGATCCTAGGGATTCTAGAGCCAGCCGATAGGCCAATCACGAGGATAACGGAGAAGACCTTGGGAATCCCAATCCTAGACACATTCCAGCGCACCAATAGCGCCAGAACAATCAACGGGCAGCTATACAACTTGCTAATGCAAACCAACAATGGGCGCACAGCCCCTATCGACTACGAGGTGTTCCATGGTTGATCGCTCTATTCCCGTAACGCTTACGTCCTCTAGTGGTACGTTAGGATATGCAGACGAAATACAGCTGGACACTGGCTCACTTACCGGAACATTGGCGAGTCTGTCCTCTGGCGCATCAGTACAGGCGATGGCGGCTGTTATTGATGGCTTCCAGCTAGACGGTGGCACCCCTGGTACAGTGTCAGCCGCAATGGTTTCGTATGACAACGCCAATGCACGGGGGATCTTTAGCGCCGCCTCTGTGGATACCGTTCGTGAAGCGTTGGATCTCGTTGACGGCACCGGACTTGGTTCTGAACCTGTCACGTTTACCGGCAGCTTCTTTCCTAACTACGTTGTTCCCGGCGGAAACCAAGACATCTGGTATGGAGGTAGGCAAAGCCTAACTCTGTCTGGCGCGCGCGGACAACCAAATGGGCGTTACACATTTGAGTTCCCTAACCCAACAGAGCTGGCGCTGGCGTTTGATGATCTTGCGGCCCGTGGACTTGCTGAGGTTCTTACTCGCACGATTGAGTACAACGGCGGTAGCAGCACGTTCATCACCCGCAACCGACTGACAATCACCGCGCCAAATGTGAGTGTCGGTTTCGCTGAGGGGGCGTTCCCCACCACGCTTGGGCAGGGCATGTCTGTAACCTATAGGGTTGAGCGCATTGGTGGGTCTATCCAACCTATTGAGCGGATCTCTGTCCAGCAGGCAACAGATCCGGTTGCCACCTTTGGCGAGGTGGTTCTGCAAACTCGCACTTGGAATAACGCGGACGGATCGCTTCTGCCGGGTGCCGGGGAGGTACTGAAAGGCTATGCGTTCCGCGTTGCCGGGTCCAACCCGAACGATGGAACCCTGCGGCAGGGCCTGCTTGACGCTGGCGTGAGTGACCGCGTTATCAATGATGGCGACTACGTGGTCTGGGATGCCGATGCATTCACGAGCTGGACGGACGGCGACAACTGGTTTGTTTGGGAGCGGACGGGCTTTGAGCGCACCAGCCGCGCGGCCTCCAACTTCCATGAAGAAATCACAGAGATCGACAACCGGGTTGATGCGGGCCTGATTTCTCAACTTGGTTCTGAGGGCGTTGTATGGCTGTCTGAGAACCCACTTACGACCGCCCCATTCATCACACCATCGACCGATCCAAACAACCCACGCGCAGGCGATAATTACCGCTATGTCGGCGGGCGTGAAAACAGAGACGCACAACTGCGCTTTCAACTTGGTCATAACCTGTTCAACAGCTACATGACCGTTGGCGTTTCGCCGAACTTCATCACCGGCCACCCGGAAAGCACGATTGACGTCATTCTGCGGGATACTGACGGCGCCATTGTAGAGCGTTGGAACCTTGCCAATGACTTCACGTTTGTTGACGATGCGACGTTCACAAACAGCACCTATCGCCATTATCAGCGCGCCCAATCGATCAACTACCCGTTCCTAGCGACGATTGAGGTGTGGTTGACTGAGGTCCAGCAGCACTTCCAGCTTGACCCCAGCACCGTTGACGTCACGCAGAACGTGCAAAACCTGCCAGAGGAGCGCCTCTCTGCATCTGTGCAAGAGAAGCTAAACCGAGCCATCCCCGATCAAGGCGTGACATATGCTGAGATTGAGGACCGCTTGGAGCCGATCATCAGCGTCACTCACTCCGAGCCTGACCCAAGCGCGCGGTTCGCGACTTATGACGGCACCGGGGCTTACCCGACCCAGCTTAGCGACTTTACTCAGGTTCCGGCGAACAACCCGCAGTTCACAAACAACAACACCGGAATGTTCGTTGCAACTGCTCAGCCGCACCTGTACGTCTTGAAGAACGTCACGGCTGATACGGTCACTCCGTTGATGCAGGGCCAGCTTGGTGTTGACGTGATCGAGAGCTTCACAGAGGGCGGCGTTACCTACTTCGTCTACCTGCTGACGGGCCTCACTTCTGGCCATGTGTTTGAGGTGGAGCGCACCACGGTTGAACAGGTGGGTGCATGGACCAATGAGCTTGCAAACCATCAGGAGGCGCTTGACCGGATTGACGCAGAGCTGGAACACGCCGCGCTGAGCTTGCCAGATGCCGTTATTGATGTTCTGGACAACAACACCAGCGTCACTGAGGAAAGCACCCCAACAGTCAACCCGACCACCTATAACAACCAGATTTCCGGATCCACCAGCACAACGCAATCAGTGTTCTATGAGCCGAATGAAAACGCGGGAAGCGGCGGCTTAAAGAACTCGCGGCCACTGTCTGAGCTTTCAGGAGATCAAGTCCGGCGCAAGCTGTTGTACATCCCGCCGGGACAACCCGCCAACCAAGCGAGCTATGTCACAGCATTTGATGGCACCACTGGGCGAGACCTGATCAGCTATGTCAATGGCTCTTACTCGGTCAATGTTCGAGTTCCGGGACAACCAGCAAGCACCATCACTGACACCATCTATCCTGCGCCTGCGACTCAAGTCTCTGGCCCTGGTATTTGGCAGACGATCCCGACGCTGACTTTCCAGAATGGCATTCCTGTCCCAGAAGCGGATGAGCTGTTCTTCACCCGTAACATTCCGACGGCATCAACAACGGTGACGATTGACTATCGCGGCCACGCCAACGGGAACCTGTTCGGCGCAGGGCAGGCAACGCTTACTGGAGTGGGTGGACCGGTTGAGACCTTCGCAAACTTCACCCTTAATGACGGCAGTGAGCAGGCGTTTGTTGAGGCGCGATACTACCCGAACCGTAATGGAGACGGGCAGCATGAGATCCGCGTAAGCGTCACAGAGCGAGTGAACGGGGGGGTGGCTACCATCAACGACATTCAGGTTATTCTGAGCTACACCGAAACCCGCACAGTTCCCGCAACCACAGGAACAACCCGGCAGGTGGAGATTGAGGGAACCAATGTTGACGGATGGCAGGTCTTCGCTTTCAAGCCGGGGAGCAATGGCAACTTGTTCATCTCTGGCGACCGGGCGGAGATCGACACCAACCGGACATATGAAACCTACTTTGGCGCGGGGCTGGGCGGTCATATCTCCGTTGCGGATGAGAATGCGAGGTTCTTCAACTATGAAGACTTTGAGCCAATCCCAAGCGTGGTGCAAAACTTAGAAGACCACGCGACCCTGCCGCAGTTTGGTCTGTTTAGCACCACCTACACGCATGAGACCGTGCTGGCCTTTGACGTGGCTTTGAGGGCAGAAAACAGCCAAGGCGATTCGGTAAACTTGGGCGAAGAGCTTGTTCTAGTTGCCTCAGACAATACACGCTGGCGTCTCAGCGTTGGCACTGACGGAACCCTTATAACAACACAGGTGACATAATGCCTACCCACTTGCACGACGATAGAGTCCACGAAAACCACTTTAAGATAGATGGAAACGGGAAGCTTATATCGTCTGGATACCACGATCTCCAGTATATAAATACCGGGACCAATACTGCTCTCTCCGGAAGCAGCTTGCCGAGAGAGCTTGCAATAGACACTGGGACGGGGACCGGCGATTTCTCACTGACTCTGCCAGACCCATCTGATGTGCCAGAGAACGGTGTGGTTAAAGAGGTCAGGGTCGCTAACCTGTCTGATTTCCTGTCATCAAGCGGCAACTCAGATAATGATATTGTCGTATCAATATCCGGCGGCGGCTCATTTTTTCAGGGGCTATCTACTATCAGGATCAAGCCGAATAAGTCTATCACCTTCGCCGTATACAAGGATGTCGTAAACTCCCAAACCGTTGCGGCGTGGTCTGTTCGCAGCCGCGTTGAGTATATTACATCTGCAGACTTAACTTCATCCGTAAACACAGACTCAACAGATATAAACCTTTCAATAACTAGCACAGACTTCACTGGGCTTATTACGCAGTCGTCCGGAGACTTGACGTTCAATTTTAATGGTCAAGTTGAGGTAACAACGCAATTCAGGGTAGACCCGCAAAATACAGATGGGACGTATAGCAATGTTAGCTGCCAAGACACTCTAAACGGGGTGCTAATAAATGGTACGACCAAGAACCACGCGCTGAAGCAAGAATTAGGGAACTTCATTCAAGGAAGTAACGAGCGATACTTGTTTGACGTAAAGGTTGGAGATGTATTCAGTTCGTCTACAAATGGAGGTTTCACATCAAGTGCAACCCTGTTGAACTATAGAGTTAAAATAAAGTCATACATATGAGTTAAATACAAATGGTGCCAATGCGCCCCCAACGCCAGAAAGGTGAAATAATGCCCAAGCCAAGGACAAAAGCCGCCAAGTCTGCTAAAGTCAGCAAGGTGCTGCGCGAGTACAAAAGCGGCACCCTTAAATCCAGTTCAGGCCGAAAGGTCACAAGCGCAAAGCAGGCCAAGGCCATCGCACTAAGCGAGGCAGGCGCAAAGCGCAAGAGAAGGAAGAAGTAACATGGCAACCCAGACCCCGCGCGTTCAGTACCGCAAATCCACCACCAAGCCGGTCAAGCGCAAGACCCCGGCAGTCAAAGGCAAAGGCCCGATCAAAGCCAAGCCAAAGATGAAGAAGAAAAAATAATGGCTAAGAAGGGCAAGCAATCCGTCGCTGCCAAAGCCAAGGCCGCAGTTAAACGGGCGGGGGTTAAGGGCGTGAACAAACCGAAGCGCACCCCCAACCACCCCACCAAGTCGCACGTTGTCGTAGCAAAAGAAGGGTCAAAAATCAAGACGATCCGCTTCGGCCAACAAAACGTCAAAGGGTCTCCACCCAAGAAAGGCGAGAGCGAAGCAGCTAAAAAGCGACGGGCTTCCTTCAAAGCGCGCCATGCAAAGAACATTGCAAAGGGCAAAATGAGCGCGGCGCACTGGTCTTCGGTCACGAAATGGTAGCAAAATCAAGGACTTAGCAGATGGCTAAAAGCACGAAGAAGAAGCCGGGGCTTTACGAAAATATACATTCTCGGCGCAAAGCAGGTAAGCGTCCCAAACGACCGGGCGAAAAGGGATACCCGACAGCCAAGGCGTTTAAGCAGGCGGCTAAGTCTGCTAAGAAGCGTAAGTAGCACGGACTAGATTCCTAAAGCTTAACATGTTAAGATGTTCGTATTGTTGTACAACACACGAAAGGATCAACAAGATGCCAAAGCACTACGGCGACAAGATGATGGGCGGCATGAAGTCCGACATGGGTAACAAAGGCGGTGACATGAAAATGGGCGGCATGATGACTGGCGCACCTGACGGCTCCCGCTACAGCACCCCTATGGGCATGAAAACCGGCCCCATTGAATCCAACAAGGGCGGCATGTACACCCAACCCTCCGAAATGATGATGCGCAATAAGGGCTAAAACCCCTATGCATTGTCTATTGAATCGCCCGGTCTCTGGATCGGGCTTTTCTTTTGTGGTACTGTTTAACTTGTTAACTACCACCTTTGAACTTAGGGAATTCGGATGAGCAAAATCACCCAAGCCAAAATGGATGACGCACAGAAGAAACTGCGGGACGTCATCAACACGGTTATTCAAATCCGTGACCACTGCTGCGCAACACACCAATGTGAAGCGCGTGACACGGCTAGTATGGTCCTTAGCCATCTGGCTGCTGCTGAATCAGTGGCTGGTCCTCTGAAAGTGTGGGGCGATGACGGTCAGATCTCCACCCGCTCTGGGGGCGGCAAGTAATGGTTTGGCCGTTCCTCATGGGCCTTGCTGTTTCGATGGCTGCTCTGTCTTATTGGCTGGGGAACGGCCACTTTGTTCGATCAGCACTCATCATCCTGGCTGGGCTAGTATCCATCAGGTTTTACGACGCATTCCCCATATCCAGCGACTTACTCATCCTTCTAATTTCTGCTACTTGGATAGTGGCGGCATCCGCAATCCCGCGAGTGACCGCCACCCAGAGTCAGTTCTGGCGACACATTTTGTTTATTCGGTCGTTTTTGGCCTTGAACGGATTAACTGGCTTGTGGGCACGGGTTACTGATGCACCGCGTGTGGTTGGTTCGTTGCCATATATGTCAGGCGACATTCTGCTGATAGCCGCGATGCTTCTCATTGGGTGGTCGCTGCGGCATGAATTCATTGGCAGACTTTCTGAACTTAGCGCTAGAGGGCGTGGCATGGTGGGCAATAGTGCTTTCCGTGCTGGTGGATCTGTGGTTAACAAAGAAAATCGTAACACTAGCAACACGAGTGGCGCGGAGTATGCGCGGGAGGTAATGTCAAATGGCTGACAATGACCTCAATAGCTACCGGAAGACGCCTCCAGAAAGTGAGGCAGAATGGCAAGAGTACCACCGCAATATGCAGCGCGTGAATCTCATGTGGCCTTTGGTAAAGCCAATCCATGCTTTTGTATCCAACCTGAAGGCATGGGCTGCGATTATAGCCTTCTTTATTCTCTTTCGGTCAACCGAAGTGAGCGCCCTTCTAGAGAAAATTTCAAAGTGGGCAGGTTTTGGGAAATGAACACCGTGAAAATGCTTATGACATCAGCCTTAATCGCGGCAGTAGCACACGGGGTGCTCCCATCATTCGCGCCGCAAGACAACGGGAAAAACTGCAGCGCTCCTAGTTGCACATTGAAGGTAGACCACCGATGAACTTTAAGGGCACAGCTATCAGGCTGAAAGATACAGACCTCCCCCGATTGGGCGCAACCATTGGCGTGGGGGAAGATGAAATCCACGCTGTGCTTGATGTAGAGGCGCGCGGGAGTGGATATGACAGTCAGGGCAGGCCAGCCATGCTGTTTGAGCCACACGTCTTCTACCGCAACCTTAGCGGCGCAGAGCGGGACAAGGCGGTCGCACAGGGGCTTGCTTACCGGAATTGGAAACGGAACTACCCGAAAGACAGTTACCCCCGCCTGGAGCGAGCTATGAAGATCAACAAGGAAGCGGCTCTGCGGTCTGCCTCTTGGGGTCTAGGTCAGATCTTGGGCGAGAACTTTGCGATGTGCGAATATAACCGGGCAGAGGAAATGGTTCTGGCGTTCACTGAGAGCGAAGGTAGTCAGCTAGAGGCAATGGTTAAGTTCATCATTGCGGCTGGACTGGATGATGAGTTGCGCCGCCACGACTGGGCAGGTTTTGCACGGGGATACAATGGCCCTGGATACAAGAAGAACAAGTACGACGTGAAGCTAAGGCAGGCTTACAACAAGTGGTCCAAGATCAAGGACACCGAGTGGAAGCGCGGGCAGGCGATTGACACGCTGCACAAACCGTCGCCCGGTCCAGAGACTGAGCCAGACAAGGCCCTAGCCAACACAACATACCCCGATGACCACTGGCTGGTTAAACTGGTCAAAGCAATTGTAGAGGCGCTAAGCAAATGAGCAAACTTCGCAACCCTAAAGTCCAAGGCGCGCTGCGTCACCTCCTGACCGCCCTTGGCCCTATGCTGGCGATCCTAGCCGCTGTGGACGATCCTGCAGCCCTGCTGATGTCGCTAATCGCCCTTGAGAACTGGCCCGCTGTAGTCGGCCTCCTGATGGCTGTGCTGGGCTTCTGGGCAAGCTGGACCGCTAAAGAGAAGAAAGAGTAATGCTGCAAGCGATCCTCAGTTTCCTAGGCGGACCCATCGCCCGACAGCTTAAAGAGGCGTACCAAGCCAAGCTGAATGCGGAGACGACTGAAGCCAAGCTAGAGGCAGAGCAACGCATTGCCGCGCTTCAGGCTGCACAGGACATTGCGAGGATCGAAGCGCAGGACAGGTGGTCAGCCACAAGCCTTGGCAGGTGGCTCATCGTGGTTCCGTGGGGGATCTGGTGGGCCGCTATCTACATCGTCAGCATTATCAACCCGCTACTAGGACTGTCACTGACAATTCACAATGTTCCGGCACATATAAACGAAATGGCAATGATTCTTGTGCCAGCCATTACTATCGCAGACGCAGGAGCCTTAACGGTCAAACGATGGAGAAAGTAGGATGCACCATCTAGTGGACGTGATTTGCAACCTGTCCAGGCTCTCACATAGGGCCGCCACAGGGCGAAACGTCTCTTGGTGCAGTCACGCCTACCACAACCAGCATAGGCCGCTGTGGGCGCTGTTTGTAAGGGTGATGGGGCGCGAACACTGTAGAAGGTCGCACCGCCGGTATTTTTAAGCCAAACCCTCTGGCAGAAGGCCGGGGATTGTGGACAGCAGCTCTTTCACCGCAATAAAGTCCTCTGCGCACCGGATACCACCGTCGGGCACGTGATCTGACAGGCTGTTAATCCTAGCGTCAAACGCCTGCGCGCTACGGCTGTCCTGAGCGGCTTTTAGCACGTCAATCAGATCCATACCGCTGAAGTGTGCTTGAGCCAGAGCAGCAACAAAGTAGTCCATATCGGTGAGGTGGAAATCGTTAAACTCTTCATCCATGGGTCTGTCCTTATGTTTGCTTCTTGCGGATCCTTGCAACCGACGTGCTGATATTAGTGCCGCTTTCCCGGAACGACCCGACAGGAAGATCGTACCAGTATGGTTTCAAGTCATCAAGTTCCCCATGATCATATCGAGCTGTAGACGGAAGCACAGACCAAAGCGTTCCATCGGGCTTCAGAAACTCAAGGGCGTGACGAACATGCTTGGCATAGTGACGGCCATAAAAGGGCGGGTTCATAACAACCATATCAAAGTCGGGAGACGGGGCGACCTCCAAGAAGTTAGCTTGAAGAACTTTAAAGCCTTTCGCGCGCGCCTCAGCCGCTCGGCCCGAGTCGTACTCAATGCCAAACACATCGCCACCCTCTACTGCAATCGCCTCAAGAAAACGACCACAGCCGCAAGATGGCTCAAGAACCTTCTTCCCTTTCATGTAATAGGCGTTATTCATAACGCTATCAATCACAGCCTTAGGCGTTGGGAAATATTGCAGATCCTTAGCTACTTCGGTGCTGGCCTTCTTGGCAGGGCGCGCCTCAGGGCAATCAGGCAGGACATCCCCATAATATTCCGCCAGCCCCAAGTTCACAGCCTTCAGCGTATCAGGTGAAAAGAACAAGTGCCCATTGCCGTTTGCAAAACGCTTCAGCCAAACGCCTCGCGTATCCCGCAAACAGTCGCCATTATCCAAAATGTCATTTGTTTCCTTATAGTCCGCCAGCTTCTCTCCCTTGATTGCCGCAATAGAGTTCAAGATTGACAAGAGCCTATCACGGCCCCACCCGTAATCTCCGACATTGGACAGGATGACGCGCTTGGGAAGCCCCTTGACGCCGACTTTCATTTTTTCATGGGATTTGAATGCCGGGTCAAGATCCGCGAACACCTCAGCTAATCCGCGCAAGATTGACGCACGAGGGTTCTGTGCAAGATCACCAAACCACTCATAGAGATTCATCATATTGAACTCTGGCGGATCTTCCATCATGCGCTCAATTTTACTCTTATCGGATGCGCTTGCAAGGTACTCAAGATTGTACTCCTTATATGCGCAACGCCAAGCGGACCTCAGAAGAAATTCCTTCATCTGACGCTTACCCACGTGGCCCACATCAAGGTTTCCGTAGGGCCACACGCCCGACACACAACAAGCCGCTTTCAGTGCTGTCTGCGCCCGCTCGAATTCCTCAAACTCATCATCAATCCTAGAAAGCCGCTCTTCATACTCTGCAACGATATCGCTCAGCTTACGGCGTCCGGTATGGGACACCAGCTCATCACCGACGTAAATTTCACCATTAGTCATTCGGTCTCTCCTATTCTTTACTTCATGCAAACTGCACCATGCCAGAGGATTGGTCAAGCCTTACTCTGGGTATACTGATCCCTTTTCCTGCCGTGGAGATACCTACCTATCCTATCCACGGGGGGCAGACCACGCCCAGCTTTCGCCCAGTACTAGTTTACCTTTGGCTCTCGCCCCGCCGGTTTCCTGACGCCTGCCTGACCATTTTCTAGGCTGGTCAACCAAAATCCGCCATATTGGAGGTCAAATCCCAACGTAGGCTGTAATCCTGGCGCTTTACCTTCCGAGCGTTGTAGCGCTGCGGGCCTTTTTTCTTTTTATAGCATAGTGAACCGGAAGTCAAATAAGTTAAGCTTATAGCTCTGGCTAGGGCATATAACATTTTCTTATACCACTCGACCCCACCATCCCCCCTTGACACCATGCGCTACACGTATATGTTGATAGCAGGATAAGGAGAGGAAATATGGAAACACCACTATCCAAGAAACTGAAAGCCGTTGATGAATGGCTTGATGGCGACAAAGGCGGACCGATTGTTGGTCTCTGGTTCGCTGTCTGCGGGATTATCGCTGTCATTACCCTGTGGGCTTTGGCTATTTACTACACACAATAGGAGATAAATATGGCTGTAGAAATTCGGAATACTGGACGATACACTTACGAAAAAACCCGCAAGGATCGTTATGGCGATGTAAAAGTGACATCAGATATTCGGCTAGGGGCAATCATTCGAGATATTGCCATTGGTATTGGTAGTATTGTTGTTCTAGGGTTTTCGTTCTTCACTGTTGGGGAGGGTGAGCGAGGTGTCGTTACACGCTTCGGTGAGGCGCAGTATCAGGTTGGCCCTGGACTGCACTTTAAAGCGCCATTTATTGATGGGGTTCGCAAGATCGAAATCCGTGAGCGCAAGACCGTTGAGGATCTGGCGGCAGCAACCAAGAACCAACTTCCTGTCACTGCAACCGTTTCTGTCAACTGGACTGCAAGCGCGGATGCGGTGATGGATATTTACAAGAAGTACGGCTCTCTGGGGCAGTTTCAGGAGCGCATTCTTGATCCCAAGCTGCGTGAAGCTGCAAAGGCTGCAATCGGCAAGTTCAATGCTGATGAGCTGATCCGTGATCGACAGGCAGCAACGGCTGAGGTTCTGGCTATTCTGACAGATCTGATGGCTGGGTATCCTGTATCGGTCAACAGTCCACAGATCGAGAATGTAGCCCTGCCAGAGGTTTACATGAAGTCTGTCCTTGAAAAAGAGCAGGCCCGCGAAAACGCCGCGCGCGAACAGTACAACCTTGAACGGCAGCGGCTGGAATCCTTGCAAACCGTGCAGACCGCAGAAGCCCAGCGTGACGCCCTGAAGGCCCAAGCCGACGGTAACGCATACAAGGTGCGAACAGAGGCTGAAGCAGAAGCTGACGCAACACGATTGCGCAAAGCTGCTGAGGCTCAGGGCATCCGTGATGTTGAAAAGGCTCTGGCTGCTAACCCTCTGTTCATTGAGTACACCCGCGCCCAGCGCTGGAATGGGCAGTTGCCCCAGACTATGATGGGTCAAGATACTGACGTTTTGATGAGCGTAAAGTAATCGCGGGTTTTGAAATTTGCCTATTGTGCTACCTGAAATGGCGTGGTAGGCAAGACATAGCGCAGCGGTGTTTCCCTTGGCCGGGATAGGGTCGCAAAAGCCGTCACATAAGTGTGCGATCCCTGCGCTAAACCGCTATTTTGTGGTGTGACATAGACGACAAGAACCAATCGCTAGTTGGAAATCGTAAGTCATTGCCGAATACTAGCATAAGGCAGTCACACCTCATGATCGTGGCCAAAGCGGTGAGTAGTAAACCAGTGACGGGGTGCAAACTCGAAAATCTGGTGGGTCAGGCCACAAAGCCGTTAAGTCGGAACTACGCCACGATCAACAGTTAGAACGTGCAGCAGTTGTCTCGCGGCGTTCTATATCGCAGAACTTGTGTGTTCTTTTCTGCGATGAATTGGCGGCGCGGACACCTATATCCGGGACCGACCTTGAATGCACCGCGACGAGCACTGGCACCGCGTAAGAGTGTCCCCGTATCTGGTAAGCGGGATGTCCACTCTTTTGTGGTGATACAGAGCGGGGTTGCATTTAGGTTGCGCGTTTCCACCCCTATATCGGCAATAGTGCGGAGATGCCATCAAAGCCGCCGATATGCGAACCTGTATCACCACATGAGCGTGGTTTTTGCCAATGGCACGGGGCTAGGCTATACGCCGGTCGCCACGCTCAACTGGTCGGGCTTGCCTGACGATTCCGAGCCTTCGGGTTTCGTGTACTAAGACCAACCGGCTGTCGTCAAGTAAGTAAGAGATTGCCGGAGATAGGACGGTTCCCACTCTTTGGCCTAGTCGTCAAATGCACGGTCTGCAATCCCCGGTTGGTCTACTTTCCTTGTCCGATTATGAACAATTGCACTTTTGTGATATAGTGGCATCGGGCGTAATCCTGCGCTCTGTATCCACACACGGAGGGCAGTTATGCTCAAGTATTTCGCACCCGCGCTTATCGCGCTATTCATCGTATCAAGCCCAGCCAATGCTAATGAGCTACCTGATAACTGCGGCTCATCCGCTGGGTTCTACAATGCCATGAAGGACGTTGGGATGTATCGCGTTACCGTTGGCAAGGAAAAGAACTTCTACGTTGAACAGTGGGCCAATGAGATCACCGGCTATTGGGCGGTCCTTATCACCTATGTTGAGGATGGGGTGAGCTGCATTGTTAGCGGCGGTGACACCTTCCAATACGTAGGTCCACCAGCGACCTAATCTGTTTACGGGGCAAGCCAATCGTGCTACAACCTTTGGTGTAGACGTAGGAGGTTTGCTTTGGATATCAAACAAGAACAGATTACAGCGGCACGGCTTAAAGCTGAGGGCTTGTCGCGCGCAGAGATTGCCGAAGAAATGGGGCTTACCAAGCGACAGGTTAAGTCGAGACTAGCTGCTTCGGCGCAAGATCCTGCTATTCAGGCCGCGATGAACCATGTCGGAACGGGTATGGAGCCTGATACGATCTGGATTAAGGATGAGAACTACAGCATCCAGTTGCGGCCTAAAAGCAAAGACTTTGAGGATATGGCGGCTAAGCTGATTAGCGCGCTAGAAGATTACCAGCCGCTAGACCGAAAGCTTTTCGCACCTCGCGTCAATACCGGGGCCAAGGGTGATAAGCTGATGGTCTTGGATCTGGCAGACGTTCACTTTGGCAAGCTGTGTACGCCGGAAGAGACAGGGTATGACTATAATGTAGAGGCAGCCCGACACCGCGTCATTGAGGGCACGAGGGAGCTACTGCGCCGTTCTGACGATGTGGGGCGCATTCTGTTTGTCATGGGGAACGACATCCTGCATACGGATAACGGGAAGTCCACCACGTCTGGAACGCCACAGGATACGGACGGGACGTATTTTAACGCATGGCGGGCCGCACAACACGCCTCCATTGATGCCATCCTGCAGTGTGCTGAACTTGCTGAAGTCGATCTGCTTCACTGCATGTCAAACCACGATTGGCGCTCTGGCTGGGCACTCTCTCAAACCATTGCTGCATCTGTGAAAAACCATGATAATGTGCGCGCCACTCCGTACAATCTGTCAGAAAAACACCTAAAGTTTTACGGCTACGGTCGCAATGGCTTGCTGCTATCCCACGGTGACGGGGCAAAAGAGGAAAGCCTTACTAGCCTATTCCTGAAGCAGGGCAAGAATCTTGTGGGTCAATGTGATTTGCTTTATGCGTACCTTCACCATTTTCACCATAAAATCCGCAAGCTGCGTGGCATTGATGTTTTTCAGTCCGAGAAAGATCACACGGCATTCACTCAAGTTAGCTTTGGGGCGGCGCGCGTTGAGGGTCAGGGTATGGTTGCTGAATACATCCGGTCCCCCAGTTCGCCTGATAGCTGGCATATGGAGAAGGGCTACGTTAACCGGCAAGCGGTTGAAGCATTTATTCACTGCCCGCACGAGGGGCAAAAAGACAGACTTACAGAGTGGTTCTAGGAGATTAAACATGAGAATGATTGTGAACATCCACAGAAATGAGACTAGCCAGCCAATAAAAAGGGTTTGCGTAAACACTTATACAAAGGGTGAGATGTATTGCGTCCAAATGGATGGATACGTTGAAAAATATCCCTTGTCTTCCCTGTTTAGGGTCACAGAAACATACCATGCAGAAGCGGAGATCAAAGATGAAGGCAAATGAAGTACTGAAACAAGCGGCATCGGAAATGGAAGACCGAGCCAAGACTTATGACAAGCCTGAAGGCGAGCGCAGCATGGCGGCAACCGTCACAGCGTTCCAAGCCATCACAGGCGTTTCCATGACAGAGCAACAGGGCTGGCAGTTTATGGAGGTGCTGAAGCTGGTGCGATCCAACCAGGGCGGCTATCGGGCGGACAGCTTTATTGATGGGGCTGCGTATGCTGCATTGGCTGGGGAGGCTGCTAGTCGTGAATGACACTAGGCGTCGTAGACTTTTGTACCTAGCAAAATCACCTAATGCTTGCCACAAGCGATGGTATTCACAGTATTGCCAATTGAATCAAGAGGGCCTTACAGGATGGGCGCTAGGCTTTGCATATCTGACTAAACAAGGTCGCGCTTGGCTAGAAGGCAAATGCGTATGATCTATGCGCATGATACTCCGGCTAACGTAACTTAAACAGAACGTTAATCCGGGATAGCGTAACCTAGAGTGAACGTTAGGCGCATAAGAAGAACCCCCGCTCAATCGGCGGGGGCTTTTTATTACTTATCGTCAGGCATACTCTTGCCGATTTCCTGATACAGAACGCCCAGCGCGTCAGACGCATTGTCAATGGCTTCTCGCAGTTCAGGATGCGCCCCGACCCACAGAGTGTCCTCTACATATGTGTGAAGCATGTCGCGCAGTACGTATGTCATGTGCAGGCATTCAAGCCCGTGACCGTTGTTAGTCTTCATCGCTCAACTCCTTCACCGTTAGTCCACAAATCT